CTAGGCCGGGTAGTGGCTGGCATATGCAGGGAGCTCCCTTGCGTGGCTCCCTAACCTTACCGTACCGGTACCGGATCCGCACCGGTACGATGCAATCCCGCAGCACTTCCCCATGCCCACCTGGCCCACGCCTCCCGGCCGCCAAGCCATCACCATCGAGCTTCCTATCCATCTCGTTCAGCACCTCGACGCCCAAGCGGCTCATTACTCCTGCTCTCGTGCCGCTTACCTCCGCCGTCTGATTACCTCCGATCGCGACCTCCATTCACCGCTCGCCGCTAACGGTTGAGCGGATGCCTTCGCTCCTAGATCAGCTCCAGGAGCTCCCTGACTCCTGGGGGCTTGTTGTCTGTGATGACCACAAACGGCCCTACCAACCCGGCTGGCAAAATCATCCCCTCACCAAATCTCAAGCCGCTGCCGAAATCACCGCCGGTCGCGCTAAAGCCATTGGTGTCATCGCTGGGCCTATCTCCGGTGGCCTCCTCTTCGTTGATCACGATGGCATCTCAGCTACCGCTGAACTTGAACGCCTTGGGATCCCACCACGCTCCATTCCACGCACCGTATGCGTTACCTCAGGTCGTGATGGTCGCCTTCAAGTGCTCCTCACAATCCCAGAGCGCTACTGGCCATCCCTCCGCAACCGTCGCGTCTTTGCCACAGGTGCTGTAGACGCTGATGGCAAGGCTGAAAACTTAGACCTCCGCTGGGCGCGTCATCAATCAATCGTTATCGGGACCCATCCTGTCACCGGTCGTTACCGCTGGATAAAAGGTCGCTCGCCTTCTCAAGTACCTGTAGCTGAAGCGCCACCAGCAATCATTGAACTCCTCCTCAATAAACCCGAACCCACCACACCACTCCTCACTCCATCATCAACACCGCTGCCCTTCCTTGACTTCATCACCCGCGATTCCCGCGAGCTGGTCGAATCAGGCGGCACTCCCGGTCAATGGAACGACGATCACCTCCGCCTGGCCCTTGATCTCATCGGTACCGAATCATGGCTCCTTGCTCAAGGTCTCCACCTTGATATCACAGCTCGTGATGCCTTCTCATCACACATCGCAGCTGCTCGTACCCTCTCCGCTGATTTTGATGAACGCAAGGCCTGGCATCGTTTTGATGGTGCCGTCGCCCATAACCCAACACCCGGCACCCCACTAGACAAACTCCTCTCACGCCTTGCTTTTCATACCCGCACCCAGCGCCCATCACTTCCTCCTGCACCACAACCCACCACACCGCAGCTACCGCAGCCATCACAGACCCAGCAGCAGACTGCGCCTGCATTATCCAAACCCATCAAGCTCGAAGCTAGTGAACTCCTCGCCATGCTCCGCACCCAGGCCACTGGCGGTCGCATTCGCTTTAATACCTTCTCCCAACTCATCGAACTTGATGGCAACGTTCTTGATGGTTCTGAACGCTTCTACCTCTCACTAGCAGAACAGGGCTATAAAGCCGGCAAAGAACTAGCTCTTGATTGCCTCGTACAAGTCGCTCGTGAAAATCCATACGATCCCGTTCGCCTCTACCTCGAACACGTCGAAGCCACTGTTGAACCCACCTACATCGGTGGCTTAGCTACCGCTTACCTCCGCCCAGAGGATGCCGTCAATGGTCCTGGTGAAACCCTCTACGACCACATGCTCCGCTGCACCCTCATCGGTGCCGTCCGTCGCGTCTTCGAGCCCGGCTGCAAGCACGACACCGCCTGCGTCCTCATGGGTGATCAAGGTGCCCGTAAATCATCTTTCTGGTCCGCACTAGGTGGTGCCTTCTTCTCTGATGCCCTAGGTGACATCAGCTCCAAGGACGACCTCATGATCCTCCACCGCTCCTGGATCATGGAATGGGCTGAACTTGATCACATCATGGGTCGTCGTCACGCCGGTCAGGTCAAGGCCTTCCTATCCCAATCCACTGATCTATTCCGCGTGCCCTACGGCAAGGCCACCGAAGCATTCCCACGTAGAGGCATCATCGTTGGCTCCACCAACAGGAGCACCGGCTTCCTGCAGGACGACACCGGCAACCGCCGCTTCTGGGTAATCCCCACCACACGCACCGAAGCACAGCCGATCGATACGCCAACCCTAATGGCTGAACGCGATGCCATCTGGTCCGCTGCTGTTCATGCCTACCGCGCTAACGAACACAACTACCTACCCGCTGATCTCGCCGCTCAGGTCAGCCGTGAAAACGAGTCCTATCAAATCGATAACCCATGGACCGCTCCGATCCTTGCCTTCCTCTCATCCCCTAAGGCACAGGCACAGGCCATCACATCCGAACTGCTCCTCACCCAAGCCATCCAAAAACCAACGGAACGCCAGAGCCGCGCTGATCAAATGCAGGTCGCCAACATCATGCGGGAACTCGGCTACGCCAAAGTCCGCCGACGCATCGATGGCACCCCCCGCTGGGTATTCGAGAAGCTCTCCTAAGGCGACGTAGGTCGCTCTTCACCAACGACCGCCAGTCAATCGCAATCTCAATTCAAGGTCGGATCACCCCGGCCTCTTTTTTTGTCTGCCGCTGAGACCCACTCACGACTAGCCAGACGATCCGACCTTTGGCGATCGGGTCGGATCGGCCAAACTCCTTGCGCTGCAACGTCCGATCTAACCGATCTATTGATCTGACTTAAATCTGAAACTAAAAAAAGAAGGGGGGGAGAACGGCAGGAGGAGGGCTCCAGAGCAGTTTTGCTGCCTCCTAAGAAATTGGTTGGATCAGGCCGGAACGGGATCACCCCGCTGGCTCCGCATCCGGATGCGCAGCGGTATGATTCCAACACCGCTAGCAGCTACCCTGCTGGTGCCGGGTCGGTCCTACCCGCAAGGATGGACGCGGTGACTGGCTTCGTTGGGGCTGGTCTGAAACCGTATCGGAGGCCCGGTTTCACGGGTTGGGGTCTGCCGTCCTGGCAGGCCCCTTCTCGTTGATGGGGTCGGCGGGATTTCCCGTTGACCCTGGCCCTTGACGCGCTGCAGGCTGCTGTGCTTATGCTGAAGAGGTCGGCAGCGATGCCGGCGCACCAACGAAGCCTGAATACTCATGACCCGACGCAAGCGTCATCAGCTGCGCTGCCAGTGCTGCGGCCTGCTGTTTCCTGCTGTCAACTCCAACGCCAAGTGGTGCAGCAATGCCTGCACTCAGCACGCCTTCCGTGAGCGCCGCAAGGCTGCTGCCCTGGTGGCACAGCCAGCCGTCATCGACGACGAAGATGAGCTGCCGCTGGCATGGAGGCTTCCTTCTGGCCACGACGCACGCACTTGGAACGGCACCGCAATCGCCCGGCGCCAATCCGATGGCTACGTCAATGCCACGGCCGTGTGCCAGGCCAACGGGAAACGATGGTTCGACTATGAGCGCCTTGAGCGCAGTCAGGATTACATCGAGGCCCTGCAGCAGCACCTCAACTGGACCCCAGAGGACCCCAGCGCTCACATCAGCCCCTGCCTTGATGCGCCTGAGCTGGTGGTTTCGATCACCACAGGCCCCAACGAGCTCCGAGGCACCTGGATCCATCCGCGTCTGGCCATCGACCTCGCCCGCTGGATCTCGCCGGCCTTCGCGGTCTGGATGGATGGCTGGTTTCTTGAATCCATCCAACAGTCATCCCATCACAATCAATCCTCACTTCCCTTCAACCCTGAAGACCTCACCGAAGGCGTAAAAATCTTTGCTACTTCCCGTCGTAAATCTGTAGATATCTGGCGTGAAACACTTCGCAAAGAACTTTTATCCATGGTTGATTCCCAATATGCCACCCAATACAAACGCGATATACCTCTGCTTACCCACAGCAAGTACATCGAGATCAACCCTCGCTTTTCCCGCGAAGCCTTATCTCAGGTCATGATCGACGATCGTCCTATTACCTCCCACGAAATCCTCACCAAACTCGGCCAGCCCATCACACGCGCTAACGAGATGTACCTCTCAGCTGCACTCCGAGCTATGGGCTACAACAAATCTCGCATCCGACACAACGGTGTCTCTGCCTACTGCTGGCATCCTCTTCCTCAACTTCACGCCGCTTAATCCTCCTCACCGCCCCGGCTACCACCGGGGCTTTTCATGCCCTCCTCATCCTGTAGGCATGAACTACTTCTGGGTCACCGTTCTCCTCACCCCTCACCGCTCCGCTGACCTCCGCGTCCTCGCAACATCCCCACAATCCGCTCAAGATCTCGTAGCAGCTCTCCTCCCCTCCACACCAATCCTCCTCACTCGCCCTGCTTCCTAACCCGTGGCGAATCTCTCCCTCTCCCTCTCAGGCATCGACAACCTTCAGCGGTTCCTAAACCCTGAACTCCATCTCCGTGCCGTTAAAGGTGGCATCGCCTACGCCTCTCGTTCCGTTCCGCCTGCCGTTTCACAAGGCATCCGTAAGTCCTACTACCTCACTGCATCACGCATCAAACAAGACATCTCAGGCGTTCGCTTCACCGAGCAAGGCACCACCGCCACCATCTCCTTCGCTCGTCGCCCGCCAACCCTCACCCAGTACGGTGCACGCCCTGGCACCCGCGCTACTGGCCAGCGTGGCCTCGGTCGTGGTCGTGGCTGGTCCCCACCCTCCAAGCCCGGTCGTCCCGTCACCGCTACCATCCTCCGCTCTGAAGGGCGTAAACCTGTCGCCGGTGCATTCATTGCCACCGGCAACAACGGTAACACCCTTGTCCTCCGCCGCTCTACCTCCAAACCCAACAAGCTCTACGCCATCTACGGCCCATCCATCGGCTCAATCTTCCTTCGCAGCTCTGCAATCGCAGATCAACTCCAATCGGATGTCCAAGCACGAATCAATGAACAATTCATTCGTGGTTTTCAACGTGTCCTGGATTCAGCCGCACGAGGCTACGGCGGCCGCCGCTGAAATCCACTGCGCTGCAACCGATCTCAGACAACGGGTCCCTTTGGGCGGTTTATAGTGCCGGTCCACGCGCA